TAGTATCAGGTAGAGAAGGCATCAGCCTATCAAAAGCAGACTACTTGGTGTATTTTAATATAGATTTTAGTGCAACAAGTTATTGGCAAAGCAGAGACAGACTAACAACCAAAGAGAGACAGACCAATGATGTGTATTGGATATTCTCTAAGGGTGGATTAGAAGATAAAATTTATAGACAAGTACAAGACAAGAAATCATTTACAACAAAGCATTATGAACGAAGCTAGAAGATTAGGAAGAGGGTTAAGTTTTTTATTAGAAAAAAGTACAGAGGAAAAAAGAAAAGATAATTTAAAAAAATACTTTTTAGACCCAAACTGTATAGAGTCTTTACAAGATGAAATTATAAGATTAAAAAAAGAATTAAAAGGTATTCAAGTAAACACAAAAACAGAATATAATATAACCCCTAAAAAAGATAAAAGATTTGATGATTCAAAAATAAAAGATGAATTGTTATATACAATAAAAGAGGCTAGTAAATTAACACATATTGGATGTAGAACAATACATAGAAGGTGTGTCCAGAATTCATTAAAAAAAACACATAACAGGTATTTAATAACTGGTATAATGTTAAAAGAATGGATAGATATTTCTTTACTTAAAACAGAAAAATATAATAATGAAAGAGAACAAAAAAAACGTTTGTATTCAGTTTCACAAGCAGCTAAAAAATTAGGTCTTTCAAAGAGGGCAGTACAAATTCGATGTAAGAAAGATAATATAATGAAGAAAGATAATAAGTATTTAATTACTGATTTATTACTTGATAAAATGGCTTTCCCTCCCTCAGATGAAATAGAATATTATTCTGATTCTTTTTTTGAAAGTTCTAACATTACTGATAACAATACAAAAACCTACTTAATTAAAAATAGAAGAAATGGCTTTTATAAAATAGGTAGAAGCAAAGACCCATTGAAAAGAGAACAAACCTTACAGTCAGAAGAACCAGATATTGTAATGGTAAAGACTTGGGATGAAGATATAGAAAGTAAACTACATATAGAATATAAAGATTATAGAATTAGAGGGGAGTGGTTTGAATTAAGTAAAGCACAAGTTAAATATATATGTACAAACTATGAGCGAAGCTAAATATCAAAGTAAACTAATAAAGAAATACGAAGCGGAGGGATATTATGTTATAAAACTAATTTCTACGAATAAAGCGGGAATACCAGATATAGTGGCGCTTAAGCCCAACGATGTTAAATTCATCGAAGTAAAAGGAGCAAAGACTCCTGTAAGCAAATTGCAAGAGTATAGAATAAGAGAACTTAAAAAATTAGGATTTGATGCAACAATTGAAAGAGAGTAGTATTGGTCTACCAGACTTTGTCACAATGACAAACTTCTGCGAAGACAAAGGGTATGAGATTGAACTGATACGCTCACGCAAGGGAGTAACCTGCGATGTGTACAAAGAAAAGGAACTGTTAAAGTCTGGTGCTATCATTTATGATACGTGCATCGAGGCACAGAAAGAAGGGTATTCGAAACTCTATAAAGCATTGATGTAATGTTAGAGAAAGTATATGAGTCTCACAAGAAATGGATTAATACAACTTTAAAATTTGGTTGTACTAAATATGAAGCAGAGGATATTGTAGGAGAAATGTATTTAATAATCGGCAAGATGCTGAACAAAGGATTAGATATTTCTTACAATAATGAGGTTAACTATTATTACATATACAAAACTTTAAAGACAACATTTTTGCAATTGGAAAACAAGAAGAATAGATTACCAAAGACATCTATTGATTTATGCTTGGACTTAGCATCTGGAGAATACATAGACTATCAAGGAGAGAACGACAAAGTAGAATCAGAGTTAGACAAACTGCATTGGTATGATAAAAAGGTGTACAACCTTATACAAGATGAATACTCAATCACAGAGTTATCAAACAAAACAAACATCACCTACCATTCTTTGTACAATACATTTAGAAAGGTAAAGAAAGCATTAAAAGATAAAGTAAAAGATTAATCAAAGTAGGTGTAGCTGACTTTTAATACCGTCGCAAGTTATAGAGTATGGCTACATCACTTTAAAATAAATAAACTATGAGAGATACAAAAAAAACGTTAGAGATATTTCAATTCATTTTAATAGGCATTGTTGTTTTTTGCCTTATTTCAGTTTTAATAGATGCAGCATTAAAATTTAAATAATGAGACTAGGAGACTTAATAGAACGCATCACATATTACACAGGTATTAAATACATCTGGAAGAAACTCTATCCAGATTGTAAGTGTAAAGAGAGACAAGAGAACCTAAATGACATAAATTTATGGTAGAAGATAAACTAATATGGAACGGTGTAAAGGAAAGAATCACAACTAAAATGTCTAACCAAGACTTTAAAACAATGTGCAGACTTCATGCAAAGTATTTTAATCATAAGTACCAAGAAGTTTGTACTTGCAATAAGAATAGACTAAGACAATGGATACAAGAACTAAGCGATAAATTAATATGAAAGATACAATAGTTGATGATGTTATAGGCTCGTTTAAGCAACGTTCAGAGGTAGGAATAAAGAAGTATAACAAGACAATGGATAGGAATGATTTAAGTTCCTTAGAATGGCTACAACATCTGCAAGAGGAGTTGATGGATGCTACATTATACATAGAGAAATTAAAAAAAGAATTAAAATAAATTCTTAGCTTAGAGAGAAGGCACAAACATAAAGAGTTTAAATTGATTGGGGGATCTTCTTTAGTGTTACTGAATCTAAGTTAAGGATTAAAATATAATAAATTATGAAGCAAAAGAAATACACAGTAAATGAAAGAATAGCACTACTAGAAAAGATGTGTTACAAGTTAGCATTAGAAGTTCAAGCAATTGTAACTGCTATTAATATGAGCGTTGAAGAAGATAAAGAAAAATAAATAACTTAACTTTGTAGCAGATATCAAAAATAACATTTTATTATGGAAATTATAAAGCGAGTTTTAAAAACCTACAATAATAACAACCATTTTCCTCAATGCTATATGCCTTTAAAGGAAAGGGAAACAACATACTTTTCCCATGAAAAGGGCATTGTAGGGATAAACTTTATAAATGATTATTTTGGAAATAAAGTATTACTTGAATTTATAAAAGATGGTGTTTGGTATGCGGCAAGAATGAAATCTTATAAAAGTGAAAGGTCATTGGCTCTTATGGTCAGCAAGTTTCATAAATTAATTGAAGAATCCATTAATAGTAACTAACACCAATCAAAACTTATTTTAAAAAAAACTAGCCATAGAAAATAAAATCTATGGCTTTTCTTATTATATAATTAGTTAACTGATTTAAACTGATTATGGACAAGAGAGAAAAGAACAAAGGAACGTTAGGAAATAAGGGAGGCAGACCATCTAAATCAGATGAGGTAAAGATGATTGAAAGGTTATCTCCTTTAGAACCAAAGGCATTTAAAGCATTAGAGAAAGGAGTTGAAGATGGAGACTTTAAATATGTACAACTGTTCTATAACTATTATGCTGGTAAGCCAAAAGAAACAAAAGATATATCAATTAATAGTGAGCAACCTTTATTTGATTTGTAGATGTTTCAAACAACAACTGCAATTAGGAAACTCCATGCTTTAAAGAATAGAAAGAAAGTAATACAAGGAGGAACATCTGCTGGAAAAACTTTTGGGATACTTCCTATCTTAATAGATAGATGTATTAGAACTCCTAACTTAGAAACAAGTGTGGTGTCTGAGTCTATACCACATTTAAGAAGAGGATGCATTAGAGACTTCTTAAAGATAATGCTTCTAACCAATAGGTTTAAAGATAGCCAATGGAATAGGTCATCTTTAACTTATACTTTTACGAATGGTTCTTATATAGAATTCTTCTCAGTAGAACAACCAGACAAATTGCGTGGCGCAAGAAGGAATGTATTATATGTAAACGAAGCAAACAATGTTCCCTTTGAAGCATACCAACAACTATCAATTAGAACCTCTGGGGATATATGGATTGACTTTAATCCAACTGCTAACTTTTGGGCACATAAAGAAGTTGCTGGTAATGATGATGCAGACTTTATCACATTAACCTATTTAGACAATGAAGCACTACCTGATACCATTGTAAAAGATATTGAAAGAGCAAGAGAGAAAGCAAAAGATTCTACCTATTGGAGTAACTGGTGGCAAGTATATGGTCTTGGTCAGATTGGTTCTTTAGATGGTGTTTGTATTACAGATTGGAAAGAGATAAACCAACTACCAGAAGAAGCAAGGTTATTATGTTACGGAATGGATTTTGGTTATAGTGCAGATCCAACTACATTAATAGGATTATATAAATACAATGATGCATATATCTTCGATGAAGTAATCTACCAAAAGAAACTTCTAAACATAGACATCTCAAATCTATTAAAGCAACACGATATAACAGAGGTTGTTTATGCAGACTCAGCAGAGCCTAAATCAATTGCAGAACTAAGAACGTACAGACATAAAGTATTGCCTTGTACTAAAGGTAAAGACTCAATTGTATATGGAATAAATCTAATAAACCAAAACAAAATCTTTGTAACAAGTAGAAGCAAGAACTTAATTAAAGAGTTGCAAAGTTATACTTGGATGAAAGATAGAGAAGGGAATACTATTAATAAACCTATTCAAGGTTTCGACCATTGCATTGATGCTGCACGCTACGCAATCTCTTCTCAATTAAAGAACCCTAACGCTGGAAAATACTTTGTGAGATAATGGATAACAGGCAAATGATAGCAGTTGTAGAATGCTTCATACATCACAGAACAGGCAAACAAATTAGGATTGCCAAGCCCTCAAAACCTAACCACTACTTACTACTTACAAAGGCTTATGAAAATTGTAAGACTTATTTCATAAAATAGCTTATAAAATTCATTATATAAGCATGAAGATTGAAATAAATGTACCAACATCACTCAACGAAGTAACACTAGGACAATACCAAAAGTATTTAAAGATAGCTGAAAACAATCCAGA